CCTGTCCGCAGTCAGGTTCGACCCGCCGACAAGCCCGAGCGTATGGCTCGCGTCAGTGTCCTTGATCTTTAGTCCGGATGCGTTCGGAACGACAAGCGCCCCGGTCATCGTGTCGCCAGCGGGATTGATAAACTGATCCGCCAGCGCGACAATCGCGACATTCGGGGCGACGGTGAAATTGACCTTCGCGCCGGTCGAGGAATGAATGATCGTTGTTCGCGCCAGCGTCGATGTCGCCGTCGTCCACGTTCCCTCGCCGTTCTCCCACTCGCTCAAATCGGAACTTTCGGCCCGATACCGATACGTCGCACCATCCGTCAGCGCTGGACTGGAAGTCGGAGACCGATACCCCGTGATCGCAGACAGATAGACAAAATCGACCGTCGTCCCCGCGACCGGGAGAAACCGGACAATGTTAGCGACTGACGCCATCAGGAGAACGCTACCTTGATCGTAAACGCGATGTTATCGCCAGTCGCGAGATTGATCGTCGAGAAATCTCCGTAAATGTCCATGTTTCCGCCAGTAGGCGGAGAACCGGACCCGGCAGCATCGAACACGCCAACCTCGGTGATCGCTCTTGTCCCCGCCGCCGTTACAGTCCCCGTCACCTGATACGTGTCGTTCGTAACTGTCGTTGTCTGTTGCGTCACGGTTCCCGTCGTCCTGGCTTCCGTTGTGCTTGTCGTCGTCACCACGTTCGCCGTCTTCGCCGCGCCAGAGCCCGTTCCCCACTGGATATATTTCGGCAAGGATGCATAAGCCGCCCAAGCCGTCGTGATGTTCTCCAGTCCGGCGTCCTGTACCCGTGCTGTCATTTGAATGTCCTCTTGATTAGCTCACGAATTCTCCAAACAAGCCTCTTGACCGGATTGCGATGCCAATAGGCTACCGTCCCGTGATCCTCAACCTTCCCGTCGGCGCGCGTTACTACGATGCCGATACGCGCTTCGCGAGCGCGCTCATGCACGAAAATTCCAGCCATGTTCCCCTCAGATGATTCCGTAGCGTTTCTTGCGGGCATCCGCCTGCGCAAGCTCGTCCAGTTCACGCTTGGCTAGGTTGCCATTCGTCACTATCGAGGCGAGATGCGCTTGCACCTTTGCCACGACGTTCACCGCAAGGAATAGCTTTTCCCGCGCCTGCACATCTTCAATATGCGTATTGCGCCACGCATTCAGATATGTGTCCGTCAGCGTCTTGAACGTCTCGATAAGCATTTCGTTCTTGAGCAACACTTCTGCCTTGGTCGCCCTCGAAACATCAGTCCGCAGTTTGAATTCATCGCTCATTGCGGCACCGCATCAACAGTGGCAGGCGCAGCGCTGGCAAACGCCTTGGCTTGCGTTTCAGCAACCTTGGCCTCAAAGGCAAACTGCATTTCGCGCATCCTCATCTCATGAAGTTCCCGCGCCATCTGCAATTCGATCATTTGCTTTTGCTCGTTTGCGGCAATCTCGGCTTGCGTCTTTTGTGTCTGCACCGCGATGTCGGCTTGCGCTTGGGTTTTCTCAATCTCGTTCTTCGCCTGTAGCTCGATCATCTTCGGATCGGGCTTTGGCTGCAATGGCGGTTGCGATTTCGGATCGCTGAAATACGCATCCACGTTTTTGAGTTCCAGCGCTTTGACGATTTCCTTGGCCGTTGAGTACAGATGCTCGGCGCTAACCAGATTCGTCAGCCCGCTAGCCATTGCCTTTTCCTGCAACCCGGCCAGCATGGTGAGGCTCGCAAGCCGTTGCTGTTTGCCGCCGGTCCCAAGGCCGACGTTGATCGTCAAATCGTTTCGCGTCTTCCAGTTTCGCGGATCGACCTGAACCCACTGATTCCGCAAGCGCACCGTCTTGGCTTGCTGGCCATGCTTGCGGATTGTCGCGTGGATCAGGGAAAACATATCCTTTATCCCCGTCTCGGCCATGATGCGGGCCACCAACCGCAATCTCGCCTGAGCCGCTGTGAACGCCTGACTTACAGCCGTCGCGCTCTGGTTTTGCAGCGCGTTGGCGTCAATACCCTGCCCCTGCCGCGTGACGCCGGTGCGCCATTCGCGCGTGGCGTCCATGTATTCGATGGCCGGGAATAGATTGCCGGAGATGTTCGGCACCACCTGCCATTGGATGCCGCCTAGCCGCTTTGTTCGGACCACGCCGCCGGGGCGTTGCACAAGCAGGTCATCCAGCGTGTTCGGCCCGGCGTTTTCTTCCGCCACTTCGACACGCGGGTTATTGGACAGATAAACATTATCTAGCATTCCGCGCATCAGCGCCGTCTTGATGCGCTGAATGTCCATGACAAGATCGGCGATAGATCGCCCGAAGAACCGATGCGGCATCGGAATTGGCGTCATCGCCGCGAACGGAATTACATCAATCGGCTGAATATCGTCCTTGCCATTGATCCTGAGCACATCTCCGTTCGCGCCGCCAGTGGTGACGCGATACAACTCGGACTTGCCCTTGCCCTCGTAGTCCATCCGTACGTAGTGTTCGGTAATCAAAAGGCGTTGACTTTCCTTGTCCCCGCCCGCAAACCCGGCTCCGCTTGTCGTGTCGCGCGATGTGCTTTCAATCCCGCGCTGCCCGGTATCTGGTAGCAATGACGTGATCTGATCTTCGTCGTATCCCTGTTCGATCAATTCTTCTTTTGTCTTGCGGACATCATGATAAAAATAATTGCAATCCCGAAGCGACCTTGCCCCGCGCTCGATCCCGACTTCTTCGGGAGGAACACCGATGACGCAAACCTTCGACGCATCCTTTGTTTGCTCGATTGTAACGTCATGAGACGTGATGCCGGTTGCGTCATCGGTGTTGATCGAATGCTCGACTATCTGGTAATCGTCGCTGGATGCGACCTGCTGCATGATGAGCGCGAAGGCATCGTCAGACTGATCGTAGTATGTCTCGCGCTCCGATGTTTCGTCGTCTTCCCACCATACCTTTACATACCCATTCTTTGAGAGTAGCGCGTCTTTGATGAAAGAATAAAGCACCAAAAATCCGTCGTTTTCTTGCATGAAAACGTGGTTGGTATAATCGGTTTCTTGTTCCGCCGCCTGCACATCCTCAGGCCCGACCGGCTCGAATTGCACCACTTCATCGGACCCGGCGAAAATTTCCATGAGTGACGGCAGCATGCCTTCGACGGTGTCCGCCACATCGGACGATACCGCCGATGACCGCCCCTCAGTCGTCGGCATGTCGCGCGACATATCGCCCATGTAATAGTCGATGGCGTCAGCTCGTTGCGCCGGAATGTCCGAAGCTGACTGGGATGCGATAGCGGATGCCCGCTGGCTCGATAGTCTCGCAGCCAGTTCGGAACTATTCATCTTTGGCATTCATAATCCTTATGCGTATCCCAATTTGGGATATTGCAATTTGCGATCAAAGCCGGTGCCGACCGCGCGGCGGTCTATCGTCATCGCGAGATACCGAAAAGAATCGGCGGCATGGCTGGTCCAATCATGCACTGGACGCGGCCTGAGAACCTGATTCTTGTCGTCATACTCTGATCGGTACAGCTTGAGCGCATCGATTCCCCGCGCTGTCTTTGTCTTGTCGAACCAGCATCGCGGCAAAAACACGCGCACCGCGTTGATGCCATCCTCGACCCGGTGCATCGGGGCGATAGTCAAATTCCGCATCCCGAGGCTTTCGAGCACCTCGATTCGCGTCTTGCCGGTACCAAGCTCCTTGGCTTGAGCATCGTGCGGCAGGATGTGCCCGGCGTACTGATACGGCTTGCCCTGCACCTCGCGGACGTAGTGGCCTAGATCGACGCCGGACGCCTCATAGTAGTCGATGATGCGGATTTCCCGTCCGACCACTTGAGCATACCAAATCGCAGTCGCATCCCGAATGCCCAAGTCCCAAGCCGTCCATACCTGCGCGGTCGGCTCGTACGGGACACCAGTGATTTGCTTGTTCGTCTCGATCTGGCCTATGATCTTGCCGTAATATGCGCCGACAATCGCCGCGTCGAACGAGCACTCGAATTCTTGCGCGTACTGATCCTCACTCATGTCCCGGCGCGCCGCAGCCAGCTCGGCCTCCGGTATCAGCCCGGTGTCCGATGCCTTGAGCATCGTCGAGTACCAGTCTCGATCGTCCTGCGATTTCGTCCAGATGTCGTAAAAGGCGTTTCGCCCCTTCGGAGTCCCGATAAAAACAGCCCACCCGCCCCGATCAGCCAGCGCGGGGCGAATTACCTCTGGCCACACGCGCGGGTCCATATCCGCATACTCGTCGAGTACCACGCCATCCAGATAAATGCCACGGAGCGCGTCTTGATTGTCCGCACCGTATAGCCGGACTTGTCCGCCATTGGGGTAATCAACCCGCAGTTCGGCCTCGTTGATCGTCGCCCCGTAGGGCTGGATCGGCCTCGCCGCCGCCTTGAGGTAGTCCCATGCCACAGTCTTGGACTGGCGAAGATACGGGCTGATGTAGGCATAACGCGGCCTGACCAGCTTACATTGCAGCGCGCCCCGTTGGGCGTCATTGATGCTCGCGACAGTCTTCCCGGACCGCCGGTGCGCCACGATACAGGCAAATCGCTCTTGCCGATCGTGGAACGGTTTGAACTGGTCACGCGGCGAGTAGTCGATGACTACTCTTTCGATCCGGTCCATTCGAAAGTGATCTTGATAGGGCCATCATCCTCGCCGGTGACGGATTGCGGCACCTTGCCGTCAAGTCTGTCAGCGATTTCTTTTACCGCCTGAATATCACCGCCGGCGGCTTTCTCGATCAGTGCGTAGGCGATCCTACGCAGCGCCTTGTGATCTGGTCCAGCTTCCGCGAGCGCGATCCGTAGCGCCTCAAGAAACGGTTTTTCCTTTGTTTTTGAGCCTATTGGCCGTCCCGGTCCTGCCATTTTCCTGCCTTATAATCGTTTGGAGCATATATGTTAATGCGGTCGTGGAAATTGTGTCTAATTTCCGTAGTTTTATCGACACGTCGTGCCAAAGCATCGACGGCATCGACATAATGTAAGGATATGGCGTTATCCTTTAGCTAGCAAATTCCTAATGTAACAATTCGTGATTTGACGAAATACATAACTAATGACGACTTTGTTCCCCTCTTTTTTTCTTGAGTTGTTCCTCGCTGACACCATGAAAACTCAAATTGAAAAACTT